CCACCCCTAGTGGGAAGGTACAGTTCGCGCCCATGGCGGCACCTTCCTACAATGCGAATGTGGTCAATACGGCGACCAACAACACATCCACCGCAAAGATGAATGCGATGAACAATGGTGGAACCGCAGTCGTGAACACACCGACCACGAACAACATCGTCAATGGTGGTGGTGGCGAAAGCAATGTGTTGATGCCAACGAACAACAGGAACACAGAACCAACGCTCCGTGCCCTGCTATTCCAAGAGTGTCCTGCCCTATAACACAACAGCCGCCCATTTCTGAGCGGCAGTCGTGCGCCTCCACGGCATGGTCAGGATTTACTCATCGTCATCTGCCAACTTCTTGAAGTAGGCAAACGCATCCTCATCATCGTCCTCGGTCTTCGCAGCCTTGGCGGGAGCCTTCTTTGCAGGCTTCTCCTCGGACACGGCAGCAGCAGTCGTTGCCTTCATCTTGCTGCGGAAATCCTCAGGCTCGGCTTCCTCGGCACGGGTGGCGGAACCCTCATTGCCACCCTTGAGAACCTGATCCATGCGGCTCTTCAGTTCCTCGTAGGACTTGAACTGATCGGGAGCGACGAACGGAAGGAGGGCATGCTGTGACTTCCACAGAGCCTCAAGCCGCTTGTCATCACCATCAAACACCTCGGACGGCGTTTGGAACGCGGACTTCTCGTATGAGACATAGCCCGATTCAAGGTGCGCCTTCAACTTGAAGTTGGCACCCTGCCAAAAGTCGAACGGATTGATCTTCGTCTCGTCAGGTGCGGTGGGGTTCATTGCCTCCTGCAACTTATCGAAGATCTTCTTACCGAACTTGAAGAGGAACACCTTGCCCTCGTTCTCGCGGTTCGACGGGTCGCTGACAACAAGGATGTTGGCGATGTACGACAACTTGCGCTTGCGGTCACGGGCGATGCCCTTGTTGGACTCAAGTCCGCTGTTCCAAAGTTCGTTGTTTGCCTCGCAGATCGGGCACTTCTTCCCAATCGTAGTCGGGCAGTTGTCGATGAGCCAACCACCCTTGCCTTGGAAGCCGTGGCTGAAGAGCCGCACCCAAGGAATGTCCTCGCCTTCGACGGGCGGCAGGAAGCGGATCACCGCGTAGCCATTACCCGCCTTGTCGCGCTCAAGCGTCCAAAAGCGATCATCATCGTAGTTCTTCTTCTCGCTGACCTTGCTCATCTCCTTCGACAACTTGTCGATTGCGGACTGAGCGTTCTTCTTCATGCTTGCAAATCCTGACATGTGTGTATCTCCTGTGTGTTGCGTGTTGTGTGAAACGATTGTGACAAGTATAGCGTGTGTTGTATGTCAGTCAAGGGGCAACTTAGACGATTTCTTTGTTCCCCTCAACATGTTTCGATCCTCAAACTCTGCCTTCAGTTTCTCCCGAATCGGCTTGGTAACCAACTTGGCTACCGACTCGGGTTCGATTCCATGCTTATCACAGAGTTCAAGAATCGCATCGATGTATTTTCCCTCCTTGCGGTTCTTGCATAGTTCTTCGATCTCTTTGCTGAAAGTGTCTTCGATGTTGATGATTGATCCCATTACGGAACCCTTTCGTCTTCTGCGGGGCTTGCCGTATCGATTGGCATCTCTTCAATCGTGTCCACCCAACGACGAATGCCCGTTTCGAACTCTTCGCTCGTCAGAAGGATTCCGATCTGTTCCCCTCGGTCTGTCATGAAACGAATGCAATGATATCGCTCCTCTTTTGGAGGTACGACGATCTCATTTGATCGGGCAAGTGTCCACCCGAAGTATTCAAGCAGTCTTTTGAGCCATCCCATTGGCAATCTCCTGTACCCGCTTGAAGTTGTTCTTTACCCAATAGGAGCGGATGACATTCGCCAACCCCTCCCTGAAGTCGTTGCGGTGTTCCACGAACTCCTGAGCGGTGCCTTCGTCGTTGACGATCAGTACAACAAGCCGTTCGACTCGCTTGCCTGTGCGCTCTTCCCACATGTAGGAATACGCAGCAGCCTGATGGAAGTAGTTCGTGATCCACGAACGCTTCTTCTCCTTGGATGCGGTCTTGAAGTCGATGATTGCGGGTTCGCCGCAGTACTCACCGATGCAGTCCGTTCGTCCTGCAAGCATGAGCGTATCAGACCACAATCCCGTTTCGATGGCATCGATCTTTCCGATGTTCTCCAACAGCGGGAGAATCGGATCAAAATGCCAACGATCACCGATCTCCGTAGGGGCGACCTTGTTGATCAAGTACTCTTCCACCAAGGAGTGCAACTTGTTTCCGCGATTGATAGCCATCTGAGACTTCTTCGCGTTCTCGGGATCCTCACGCCACTTCTTCCACTTCTCGGCATCCTCATGGTTTACAACGGTAGTAACCGATGGATACCACTTGCCGTTGGTTGGCGATTGATAGTAGCGTCCCATGCCTTCCGCTTCCACGGAAACGAGTTTCACTTCATTGGTGTTCATGTTCAATAGTCTCTCATTCCGTGTCTAGGGTGTGCGGATTTGATCTTGGAAATGACTTCCTTGAATCCGCTGTCGGGTCTACGAATTCCCAATCGAACTGGGTCGATGATCGGTGGAGCAGACGCGATGTACTGTTCCACCTTCTTCTTGCCGCAGTTTGGGCAAGGCTTCTTGCATGGCTTAGATCGATCCTTTATGAGATGAAACTCTTCGAATCGATGGTCACATGCACGGCATAGGTAATCGTAGTTTGGCATAGCGAGTCTTGTATTTATGCGATTCGCAGATCAAAACCACGAAGGTGTTGGAGTCTTTGCCCACTTAGCAAACCGCTTCTTTTCTCCGATGTAGTAGTTGCGATATGCGGTTACTGCATCTGAACAACGGTACTGCTCGGGCATTGCCTGTGCAAACGGTGTCTGCTTGTCCACCGAAATGTTCATCGGATGGTCAATCAGATAGTTTGTGTAAAGCGTCTGCATCGAATGTACCTTGTCGTACCGCAGCGTGTACTGGCGCAGCAATTCGATCCCGTGGTCGTACAGCCACCCATAGTTATCGGATGACTGCATAACCCACTTGGTGCATGGGTGATTGACCATCGTGGGAAGGCACAGCATCCGATCCATTTCGGAGTTGGGGTGCTTCCAATGCTTGATGTTTCGCCCCTTCGGAGATACCCGAATGGTTGGCGATCCGTCAAGGACACGATGTGCCGTTGACAGCATCTGTGCCGACTCCACGATCATCTTGACAACATGCTTGTCGCACATGTCACGCGCAGCCGCAGCAGGACTAGGTTGTAGTACGAAGATGTTCAAGTATCAGTCCATAAAAGAGCCATCGTTCCAAAGATGCCACAGACGGTGCTTGAAGATTGCCCATCCAAGTCCAAGCCAAGAGTCAGATTCATACTGACCCGCCTGACAGACCATGACATAGATGGTCGGGATCTTCTTCTCTTCCTTGACGGGAAGTGCGATTGGAATTGCATCGGGTGCCACTTCAGGTTGCTCCATTGTGGGTTTTGTCTTGACCGTCTTGACGGTACGCTTGCGGACAGACTTAGCCATTACGATGCGCCCCCATCGGCTCGACATTCTCTTCCTTGACCCAGTAGGTCTCGGGGCCCCACTCATTGCTATGGGTGGTGACGAGGTACTGCTTGCCCCAGTTGGGGTGGAGTTCGACCCGCCGAACAACGGCGGTCTTCTGCTCGTCTCGGAGCCAAACCTTCTGCTGAGGTGTCTTCTGCTGCTTTGTATCGTTGCTTTCCATGTGTTTGTAATCCTTATGTTTGGGTTACGATTGTGACAAGTATAGACCACGATCCCTGCCGTGTCAAGTCCTGAGTGCTAAATAAGGGTGAGGTACAACATCATGCCAACCACCCTGACCATTCCCGAAGTACTGAAGAAAATCTCGCAAAACTCTAAGAGCCGTGAAGACACGATCCGTCTTCTTCGTGAGAACGGAACCCACACGCTGAAGCAGTTGCTTCACTATGCGTTCTTTGATAACGCAAAGTGGTACCGATCCGATCTCCCTCCGTACACGCCCGATCAGGCACCCGAAGGCTTGACCATGTCGAGCCTGTTTCAGGAAGCCAAGCGGATGTACATCTTCAAAGAGTCCTATAACCTCCCCAAGGAGCGGAAGGACATCCTGCTCATTCAGATCCTTGAGTCTGTTCACCCCGATGAGGCAAAACTGATCAAGGAACTGTTGGGCGGCACCTTTGGGTACGGATACGGATTGTCCAAGCCGATGGTTCAAGAGGCGTTCCCCGACATTGCTAATGTTGTGGTTGCTTCCTGAGAGCATACCGCGCAAGGAAGTACGAGTCAACTATGTCTGAGACAGGACTTCCACAGTCCTTGCTCTCCTTATCCATGGACTTCATGAGATCGATTCCCGTCTGATCCCTGAAAGCCGCATGCATGATGCACTTGTCTGCGTTGCCCTTTCCTGCCGCGAACTTCTTCAAGGCTGTCGGTGCAACGGTTTCAAATCGAATCCCGCTCTTCCATAACTTGTGCTTGAGCATCCCGCAGTTCTCTCCGATATGAAAGACCTTTCCCTTAGCCCCCATTGCATAGTCCTCTATGACGAGAGCGTCAGCATCGACTCTGCACTTGGAGACAGCCCATTCAGAAATGAGATCGTATCTTTGCTCGGGACAGAGGTAGTCGGGGTAGACATCCCCGACACATGTCAGCATTCCAAAAGTATGCATGACCTGATTGCGCTTGACCGATGTGAGAAACCAACAAGTGGCTGTCTCTCCGTCAATCAGAGTGATTGCGGGTGAGGTCATGGAGTAGTCAATACCTAAGACTTTCACACAAGTATCTATTGCTTCCATTCAATCCTGTGCTAGAATTCCCGCAATGAACATCGAACGAATCAAGGAAATGGTCGAAACTGACCTGAAGATCGACGGAACCGAACTCGGTGACGAATCGATCCGTATCCCGCAACTGCACGGCAAGTACCTCAACATCTACCACGATGAGTGCTTGGTGCTTCGAAAGTTGGATGCCGACTACAACCTACTTCGAAAGAAGAAGTGGGAGTACTACAACGGCAAGTTGTCGCAGCAGGAACTGGATCAACTTGGATGGGAGCCGTTTGGTCATCGCATTCTGCGACAGGACATGGACACCTACATGGATGCCGATGAAGACTTGGTTCGCGTTCGCTCCAAGATCGACCTACAGAAGGCAAAGGTTGAGTACTTGGACAGCATCATCAAGGGCATCAACAACCGCCAATGGGTGATCCGCAACGCGATTGAGTGGCGAAAGTTCATGAGCGGGGTGACCTAAATACCTTGAATGAGCGTGATTGAAGTTCGTAGCATGAATACCGCCTATCTTCGTATCATTGCGGAGAACGGCGTTGCATACGAACTTCAAGACTACTTCACATTCGAAGTCCCAGGGGCAAAGTACACACCCGCGTACAAGCGGCGTGTATGGGACGGCAAGATACGGCTATTCAACGCATACTCGGGTCTCCTTCCCTCGGGACTCATGGACTATCTTGCGACCTTTGCCAAGGATCGCGGTTATGAGTTGCGGGTCGATTCTTCAGTAGCCCAACCCGAAATAAAGTTCGATTGCGACAAGGTTCGGGAGTTCATCAAGGCTCTGAATCCCACCGCCGATGGAAAGCCGCTGGAACCCCACGACCACCAAGTCGATGCGGTCTGTCATGCTCTTAACCAATCGCGGTGTGTCTTGCTTTCTCCTACGGCTAGCGGAAAGAGTCTTGCCATCTATTCCATGGTGCGCTATTACCAAAACGCCATCGCACCAAATAAGAAGATACTGATCATCGTTCCTACCATTTCGTTGGTCGCCCAGTTGTATTCCGACTTCAAGGATTACTCGGGAACCACGAATTGGAATGCCGACAAGAACTGCCACCGTATCGTTGGCGGCGAGGCAAAGTTGACCGATAAGCAGATCGTCATCTCCACATGGCAGAGCATCTACAAGTTGCCTCGCGCATGGTTCGATAACTTTGAGGTGGTCATCGGGGATGAGGCACACCTGTTCAAGGCGCAGAGTCTGAACACGATCATGAACAAGTTGATCGACTGCCCATATCGAATCGCACTCACGGGAACCTTGGACGGCAGCAAGATTCACAAGTTGGCTATCGAAGGTCTTTTCGGCCCAGTTCACCGCGTCATCACGACCAAGGAACTGATGGAGAGAAACCTCCTGACCAATCTACGAATTGAATGCCT